GAAACACAGCAGCACCGGTCAAGTGCACCCCATTACATCCTCCAGCAGCGATGATGCCCGCGGTTGGTATGGTGGGGGAAGAGGCACCGTCGTCGAGCGTAACTCGAGACTGTTGCAGCGGACGGCTGATGCTCAGGAGAAGTTTAGTGACCTCTCCTCTCGTTTGATACCCGCTGTTGAGAGCGGAAGCAGGAAGATCACCAGGTTGTTTAGCACACTCCTGAGTTCGATCCCTGAAGAGGAGGAGTTTAAGGACTCCTCGGCCAGCACAACAAATTTTCACCCGACCCCAGCAATGGGAGAAGAAGCGATGGCTTCTGAGGTTGTGCAGACTGAACATTCCTTAGCACGGATGCCCGAATCCTGGGAAGAACAACTATATGGTGGCAAAGCAGATAATACTGATTTTATGCTAGTTACCAAACGAGTTTATGTGTTTACACAGCAAGAGACTACTGACCATAAGTTTAAGAAGATGACTCTTCTGAAGAACTTTCTTGCTAAACACACCTTCCTGGGCGCGTACGAGTCCGTGATCCCCGTCAACGATGAGTCCGAGACGTTCCTGAGTGAGGAAAAATCTGAAGAGAAGAAAGACCGTGTAGCGGTGAGATGGGCCTGGGAGTCCACTTATGCCGCGACGACCACGACTGAGACTTATCATGCTTTTAAGAATTCCTACACCCACGCTTCATTTCTTGAAGTGTACCCGCAAATCGTCGCTCATTTTATGTCGACTCCTCAATTGATTCGAGGCCGACTGATGAAGGATGACCGCTCCTGTGTCTTACAAGACACCGCTGTTGGTTATCTACATCAGTATATGGCTGGGTCCCCTTTATTGGGGCTCATGAATCTTCGCCCTAAGGTGAGATTGAACACGGAGAAGCATATTATGAACCAGATGATCATTATGGGATTGGAACGGCGGTCGGTGGTACCACTCGCAACGGACGTGGGGGGAGGGTTGATCGATACCCCGTATAAGAGTAGCGTGTTCGGACGCAACTTCTTTACGAAATCGAGACACCGACAAGAGGTGAGCCATCAGGCCACTGCGTCGAAGCCCGGAATGATTGAACAGTCTTTTCGGTCGAGGGTTCCTTCAAAGACCGAGTCACCACGAGGGAGCCCTACTGTTTGGGGGTCAGCCAGTGCGACGATATCCGTGATACCGAATATCGTTACAATGGAGGGTTCACCATAATGCGTGGTAAGAAATTCTTCACCCAAGAGGGTAGGATCGAGTTTCCGCAAGCGACTGTTTGGGAGAGATTGGCTGTTAAAAAGGATAACAGTTACCTCACTCGAGCCGGACCTTGTGCGCCACACACTGGTCAAATATACGGCAGGACCACTAAAAATCTTGCTGATGGCGTTACTCGCCTGACCAAATCCCGCCTCCCTATGCTTGTAGGGGCCGAGGAACACTTTCAAAACAAGCAGCACACATTTGTGAAGAAGAACGTCGACTTTATCAACCGACTGAGGAACGAGTATGAAGATTACTTTACTGAATACACCAACGCCATCGAGGAAGCTCGTCTGCATTATGCGGACCCCCATGCTAAGCGAGAACTCCGTACCCAATCTTGGAACGAAGTTATGAGCCATGGAGTGCTATACAACAATATTTGGGAAACACCGGGTAAATACGCCATCTACAAAGTTAAAATCTTTGAGGTCGCAAAACCTGATAAAACCATTCGTTGTATTGGAGACCTCGGTTGCCCTGCTTCGCTGCAGGGGTTCAGGATCGCTGGATTTTTAAAGAATGCAATGTTCGGACAACCGATTGCAGTCAATGGTGGCACGATTGAGTTTTGCAAAGAACCATCATCCAAGGCTTTGGAAGATGTGTTTGAGCGTCTTATCAATCCGCCTGGCCGATTTGCTTTCTTTTATTTTTCAGATGACTCATGTCTGTCAGTGCGTACAAAGGATGGGAGAATTCTGCGTTTTAACGTGGATATCTCGTCCTGTGACGCCTCACACACCTCGTCTCTCTTCGATGCTTATGTGCGCATCCACCCGAAACGCCTGAGAAGTGATGCTCAAGCGCTAGTCGACCAGTGTAAACAACCAATCACTGTTGTCGATCTGTACAACAAGAAGCGTAAAGTGACCCTCAAACCAAGGGTTCCGCGTCTGTACAGCGGGTCCACCATCACCACCGCTATCAACAACCTTGCGTGCCAGCTCATTGGCCTCTCTATTTCGCAGATGGAGATCAATTGCAAGGA